ACAAAGAACAACAAATAATCCAACTAATTTACCACCTAGAGGTGTAGTTCGTTTTGACGGTAATATTCAAGCAGCTTCACGAGGTACAGCAGTATCGCAATTACAACCAATAAGATTTACTCCGGGTGGTGAATATTTAGAGCAAATGAACGCTGTAGCTGATTTAGGTGAGGGTATCTTTAATGCTACTGCTAAGATTGCTGTGGCTTCTCAAAGAGCTAAAGAGGCTGAAAGAAACGCATATCTAGCAAACGTTGAAACCGATGATATTGTTCAGACCAATAGGATTTTCAACGAGAATAAACTACAAGGTAATGACCCAGAACTATTAACTAAAAGGCTTGAGGAATACCGTAATGGTAAAATGGCTAGTATGCCTCAAGATGTCCAACCATATTATCAACAAAGTTTTGATAAAAGAGCTGCTACTCTAACAGTAAAATCTCAAGATCAGTTTTTTAAGAAAGTTCAAAATGATTCTCAAAAATCTTTAGAAGCTGCTCAAGAATTAGTTGGTGATGATATATTTAAGAACCCAGCACCATCTACTGAAATTGAAGCTCAACACTACGAGGATAAAATAACTAAGTACCAATCAATTCTTCAAGCAAGAATAGATCAAGGTTTTATTACACCAGAAGAAGGTGCGGTTATCCAAAAAGATTTTCAGAAGAATTTAATTACAGTAGCTTATAAGAATCAGCTTCAAGCAATGGATTCTAACCAAAGAGCCAATGCTATTCTTGAATTACAAAAGTCTAAGAAGTTACCAGCAGGTTTATCTATAGAAGATAAAAACGATATTGTAGCTAAGTTAAATGCTTATAATTCTACGGTTGATTCTATTGAGACTAAAGCCAATGCTCAACAAAAAGCAGAACAAGAATTAAATTTAGCAAAACAAGCCGCTGATTTAGAAATAAGAGTAAATCGTGGTGAGGCTACATACGAAGATGTTTTAGAAGCTGAACAAAGCGAAACTATTACACCAGCTAAAAAAGTAGCACTTTTCAAGAAGTTAGATGATGAGAAAGACAAAGTAGTTAAAGAGTCATTATCTTTGAGAAAAGTTTATGGTGCTATGAATGGCTCCGATTTTATAGACCCTAAAAATACTGACGATAAAAAGGCTGTTGATTTAGTTTACACTAAGGTTCTTTCCCCACAAATAGATGCTATTGAAGACCCAGCCGTGAAGAAAAGTACAATAGCTAATTATGTTAATTCTGTTGGTGTGGTTCCCGAAACTTTACGTGGTAAAATGCGTGGGGTATTTAGGGGTGATGATGTAGAGCAAAAAGTATTTTATGCAGATTTGGTTGGTCGTATCCAAGAAACCAAGCCTCAAGCTTTAGATGACTTTGACAATAAAGATATTACTCAAGCTATAATGATTGATGAAATGGTTAAGGCTGGTACACCTAATGAGCAGGCTGTAGAGAAAGTAGCTAATATCACTAGTGGTCTTAATAAAGGTAGGCTAGAAATTCTTGAAGAAGATTTTAAAGAGTTGGTAGAAGATAAAGGCACAGGTGTTAAAATTAATTCTTACAAAGTAATTGATACTGTTAGAGATACTTTTGACGAAGGTGTATTTTCTGTCAATGCTTCTTTACCTAATCAGCAACTTGGTGTTGAGGCAGCAGCAATTAATGATTATAAACGTCTTTACAAAACTTGGTATCTCAACACAAATGGTGATGCCGAGTTAGCTGAAAAGCAGGCTAAGTTAGCGTTAAAGCGTACTTGGGGTACTACTGGTGTAAATGGTGATTCTAAGCAATTAACTAAATACCCTATTGAGCAAGCTTATCCGGGTATGCCTACTAAAGAAATCAAGAAAGATTTAATGAAAGATTTAAAATCTTTACCAGAGTATAAAGACTTAGCTGACGATGATGTAATAGTCCAATGGGACGCTAGAACGGCTAGAGAGTTTAGACAATACCCATCTTATCAAGTTTTAATATTTAATAAAGAAGGTGTGTTAGAACCAATAGCCGATGAGAATTTAGCTCGTTGGAAACCAGATTATGACGGCTGGAAAAAAAGAACAAAAGCCGCTAATCTTAAAAAGAATCAAGAGAATAGAGCTAAATCTTTGGAAGAAGAGAAAGCTATAAATGAAGCTTTAAGTAACCCTATATTCTAAATAGTATGCCTTTTTTAAAAGAACAAAAAGATATAGTTTTACCAGATTTAGTTAAAGAAGAGGTTAATGTACCAGAAATAGAAACTACTTTAGGTGAAGCAACTAAAAGAGCTTTTCGTTACGAAAATATTGTAGGAGCTATTGCCTCTAATAAGTCCCGTGGTAATTGGGTGCGTGACCCAGAATTTAATTTTGATAAAGCTTTTAATAATCTACCAGAGGATTACCAACTGTCAAAATCAATTAGTTCTAAATTTGCTGACGCTGAAAACGAAGAACATTTTAATGCTATTAAAGAACAGATAGACCAAGAAAGTTCTGATAGAGAATATCTAGCTAACTCCGGTTGGAAAGGAGTTACCGCTAATCTTGCGGCAGGGATACTAGACCCTATCAACTTAATTCCTATTGGCGGTACTGCATATAAAGTAGGAAAAACAGGGAAAGCAACTTACAATGTTTTAAATGCTGGTGCTAGAACTGCAATGGTTGGTGCTGGTACTATTTCTTTACAAGAAGCTGCTTTACATTCACAGCAAGAAAGTAGAACTCTTGGTGAATCAGCGGCTAATATTTCTGTAGGTACTTTATTATCTGGTGTGCTTGGTGCTGGTAGTTATGCTTTATTAACTAAATCTGCTAGATACCCAGCGTTCAAGAAACAAATGGAAGCTGAATTAGATATTACAGATTTTGCCGAAGATGTACGTAGAGGTGTTGAGCTTCAAGAAAAACCCGGTTTATCTTTAAGTGCAGCAGCAACACCTAAGAAATCAAGAGAAGAACTATTAGAAGAAAATAGTTTAGTTTACCATAGTTTGTTCAAACCTATAATGTTTCAAGACCCCGGGTTGCGTTTAATAAATAGCCCAGTGGTATCTTCCCGGTTAGCCCTACAAGAGATAGCGGAGTTTGTCCCTAAGTTAAAGAAGAATTTAAAAGGTATTAATACGGCAAAATCTGTTGAGTCTGAAAGATTATTAGATGAAGGTAGGTTAGCCGATGTTATCTTGAATAATCAAGATCAGTTCGTTAAGTATAGACGGCGGATAGGAAAAGACCCTAATAGGTTATCTCGTGCAGAATTTAATACCGAAGTTTCTAAGGCTTTGAATAGGCAAGGCAATTCACCAATACCAGAGGCAGCAGCGGCAGCAGCTAAGGTGCGTAAAGATATTCTAAAACATTATGGTAAAGAAGGTTTAGAGATTGAAGGCTTCTTTAGTGATGTTAAAGCAATACAAGACACTTTAGATACTTATTTCCCACGTCAATTTAATAGGGCAACAATAGCTGCTAACCCAGCTAAGTTCCAAAAGAAAATAGCTGATTACTTTAAATCTGAATATTCAAAAGCAAAGCGTGGTGAAAAACTTAGGATTTATGAAGATGCTATTGAAACATTAGACGAAAGTTATTTTCAAAGATTAGCTCTTGATGTTTACGATAATGTGATGGGGTCTTCAAGTGCAGTATTGCATGACAATATTGGTCTATCTTCTCTACCAAGTTTTGCTAAAAGTAGAAAATTATTAATGGATAACACCGAGATAGAAGAATTTTTAGAGATGGACGTTGACGCTGTTATGACTAAGTACGCTAAACTTATGTCATCTCGTACCAGATTAGCTAAAAGATTTGGTATGGACTTCTTAGATGACAATATGCAGGCCGGTAAATCAAGAATAGTTCAAGACATTAAAGAAGAGTATGCTGACCTTAAAGCAAAAGTTCTTGATGACCCGAAAGAATTAAGAAAATTAAAAAAAAGAGAAGAGGAAGATTTAGCAGACTTATTTGCCCTAAGAGATAGATTATTAGGTACTTATGGGTATTCAATAAACCCAGATAGTTGGGCTTATCGTGTGCAACGTCAAGTCAAGCAATATAATGTGGTAACTATGCTTGGTGATGTTCTTGCCTCTTCAATACCAGATGTAGGTAAACAGGTAATGGCCGGTGGTTTTGGCAAATTATTTAGTAAAGGTTTAAAACCATTAGTAAAAAAACTAGCTTCGCCGGAATTTAGAAAATATAAAAAACTTCATGCAAGAGAAATGAACCGTATGGGTGTTGCTCTTGATCTGGTCAATAATGGACGTGTAAACGCCATTGGTGATATTATGGACGATTTCGGTAGACACACTAAATTCGAACGTGGTGCTGATTATGCTAACCAGAAACTAATTACTGCAACTGGTATTAAACATTGGAACGCTTCTTTACGTCAAGTAGCTGGTGGTATCATTCAAAGTAATATGCACGATGCTATGTCAGCGATTGCAGGTAATAGTGCTTCGGCTAAACAAATATCTAATCTTGCTAAAGTCGGTATTGATAAAGCTTCGGCTAGAGCTATCAGAGCGCAGATAAAAAAACATGGTGAAGTTATAGACGATTTAGTTTTCCCAAATATCTCTAAATGGGATTTTGAAGCTAAAGAATTAGGTGAGATATATGCTACTGCAATTAGAAAAGAAGTGGATTCAACAATCGTAACTCCGGGTGTTGGTACTACACCATTATGGATGTCAAGAAATGGTTTAACTTTATTCGGCCAATTCCAGTCGTTTGCTTTCTCTTCAATGCAAAAAACTTTAATCCCGATAGTTCAAGATTTTGATGTAAAAACGGTTCAAGGTTTATCTGTCATGGTTGGGTTAGGTACTTTAGTTGCAACTTATAAAAGAGCTGCTAGGGGTGAAAGTATCCCAGACACTAAAACTTTAGTCCAAGAAGGTGTTGATCGTAGCGGTACACTAGCTTGGGTAATGGATTATAATAATCGTCTTGAAAAAATATCTCAAGGAAATATCGGATTATCAAGGATTCTTGGTACTAACGCAACAAACAAATACTACAACTATAATAATTTTGCGGCTCTTGGCCCAACAACAGGTCAAGTAAATAATTTACTGAATGTGGCAGGTGGTATCCTTAGTGGCAATATTAATCAATCTACAATCCATTCCGCACGTAGATTATTACCGTTACAGACTATGATAGGCGTGCGACAAACTCTTGACTTAATGGAAAAAGAGTTTAATAATACATTTGGGATTCCTAAAAATTAATTGAATATTTAATAATATGGTTACAGTACCGTCATTAGTAGATGAAATACCGTTAGATCAGTACACAGCCACGGCTAGTCAAACTGATTTTAACTTTACTTATATGATTTTTGCAACGGAGGATATTAAGGTCTATGTTAATGACGTGCTTAAAACTGAAACAACAGATTATGTTGTCAAGCAATCAGATGGTAGTGCCATAGTTCCGGCAAATGATTTACCAATGGACGGTGGTAAAGTAGTTTTCAATTCCGGTCTTACCTCCGGCGACAAAGTTTCCTTATCTCGTGATATAGCTATTGAAAGATTAACCGGTTATTCCGTAGCTGGTGCTTTTAGGGCAGATGTAGTCAACGCAGAATTTACTAAAATTTTTGCAGTTCAACAACAATTAGAAAGAGATATTAGCCGGTGTTTAAGGTTAAGTGCTTCCGACGCCGAGGGCGGTTCTTTAGCATTACCAACTAATAGAGCTAGTAAATTCTTAGCTTTTGATGCTAACGGTGATATGATTGCTTCCGCTGGTACTATCAGTACCCCGGCTATTACGGTTAGTTCTTTCATGGAAACTGTTTTAGATGATACTACCGCTGCTGCTGCTTTGACTACTTTAGGTATTAGCTCTTACGCTCAAACATTATTAGATGATACTACGGCTGCTGCTGCTAGAACTACTTTAGCTGCTCAACAAGATGTTATAACTACTAGAGGAGATATTATCCATGGTTCTTCAAGCGGTGTAGCAGAGAGATTAGCTATAGGTGCTGCTAATCAAATATTAACATCTGATGGTACCGATGTTGCTTGGTCTGATAATTTAACAGTAAACGGAAAATTTAATTTTGGTAGAGCCTCGCAAACAATATCAAGCGGATCTATTAACTATACACAACCTATTGCAAATTTAAGGGGTGAGGGCTTTGTTGATGATACTTTAACTACTATAAATGGTGGAACTGCAGGGGATACAATAGTTTTATCTAGTAGTAGTGAAGCTATAACTATAGCTTCTGGCACTGGAAATATTGTATTGCGTGGTGGCATTGATAGGGTTCTTTCTCAAGCTGGCGATAAAATAACTTTAGTATATGATGGTGTAAACTGGACTCCATTAGCACTACAGAGTTCAAGAGATTTTGCAAGTTCTAACGCAGCAAATGGCTATCAATTTTTACCTTCTGGATCAATAATTCAATGGGGCTATGCAGGAGCAGGGTCTGCAAATACTACCATATCATTTCCAATTACTTTCCCAAATCAAGCATTTAATCTAACTTTTGGTAGTTCAGTTGGCAGTGGAGTACCTAGAGGTAGTGCATTAACTACTTCAGGTTTTTATTATAGTCCGGCAAATTATGCAAACACACTATCTTTTTGGCAAGCAATAGGTAATTAAAGGTAAATTATGATAAAAGTAAAATACAATCAAGAAACAACAAAAGTTGAGGGTTATTTACCTAGCTTTATGAATTACCCTAATAATGTAATAGATGAAGTTGCAAAAACTATAGATGGCTCGCCATATATTGAGATTACAGAAGAAGAGCATCAAGCAGCTTTAGGGAAAGAAATGGCTGTAGTTGATGGTGCTTTAGTTGAATACACTAAAACAGATAATGAATTAATAGCAGGGCTTAAAAACTCTAAATTAACAGAGTGTATTTCATATTTAACAAGCACAGATTGGCAAGTAATAAGAAAAGCTGATATAGGGGAAGATATGAAAGAGGGGGTTGCGGAAAATAGAGCCTTAGTTAGAAGGTTACAAGATAAAATTAACTCTGCTACTACAATAAAAGAGTTAGAATCAATAAATACGGAGTTTTCATAATGGGTACTATATCTTTAGAATTTATAATGAAAATGTTTATTGGTGCGTTAGGGGCCTTTGTTTGGTTTTTAATTAACAAAGCAGATAATAAGATCAACACTTTAGATAAAAAAGTTTCATCTTTGCAAAAAGATGTAAATGAAAAGCATAATTTAGTAAAAGAAAACTATATTCTTAAATCTAGCTTAAATGATACGATGACTAGAATAGAGAATAAAATATCAGAAACTAGTGATATTTTGAGACGAGAGATGGAAACTTACAATAAACATATAAGTGATAAAATGGATTTAAAATTTGAAATGCTTCATAAATTAGAAACTTTACTTAAAAAGTAATTCTAGTGTTTTTTTAGCTTCAATTAGATTAATCATTTCATTATACATAGTATTTATTTTGACTTCTGATTCTTCTCTTAAAATTTTACGACCAACTAAGCAATATAAATATAATTTATTATATTTGTTATATACGTTTTTGTTTATTTCATTTATATTATGGTGGATTTTTATTAAATTATTCATATAAATATTTAAAATTGCATTATACTATAAACATATTATATTATAATAATAATAATAGTTTTTATTAACAGAAATAAATTATGGAACGATTAAATTTTTTATTAGATTCAAAAGGTGATTTTAGCTCTAAAAGATTATGGGGGCAAGCAATATGTTTAATTAATGATGAAAAAAAGTAGTAAGTAAAAAAACTTAATTTATTATATAAAGCATAATGAGATGCTAGGAATAAAAACTTGTAAAAATTTAAATAAATAATATGCCTAATTTTTCTAAAGAATCTGATAATAAATTAAAAACTTGCGATATTAGATTGCAAATATTATTCAATCAAGTTGTTAGAAAATATGATTGTATTGTAATAGAAGGGCATAGAAGCATAGAAAGACAGGAAGAATTATTTAATGATAAGAATAGAAGAACTAAAGTAAAGCACAGCAAGCATAATGAGAAACCTAGCCTAGCAGTAGATATTTCACCTTACCCAATACCTGATAAATGGGGAAAAGGTGACAGCAAAGAGAAATCTAAATTTTACCATTTTGCTGGATATGTTAAAGGAATGGCAGAAGCTAATAATATTAAAATTAGATGGGGTGGAGATTGGGATAATGACAATGATTTTAATGACCAGACTTTTGATGATCTAATTCATTTTGAATTAATAGGGGTTTAATTATGAATAGTTTTATTGCCGGTATTATAAATTTCATTGAAGACGATAGAGGGTCTAAATCTTCTAAAAGAATAGCTGGTTTATTCCTAATCTCTTCTGGTGGTTTTTCTAAGTTGGCTCTTATTGCTTATGGTGCCAAGATTAAATTATTAACAAAGTTTACGCTTTATGATA